TAGGTGGTGGTATACCCCAGGCCTTAAAGATTATTAAAGAATGGTTTGTTAAATATAACTTAGCTCATTGGGTTATTGAAGAGAATGGATTTCAAAGAGCTATACGACAAGATGCATCTATAAGAGATTTTTCTAATAAGCATGGTATCTTTTTAGAAGGTACACAAACATATTCTAATAAACACGACCCGATATTTGGTGTTACTGCTATGAGACCACTATTTTCAGAAAAATTAATTTCTTTGCCATATCTTGGCTTTGAGGCCCAAGAAAAGGTAAACTTATATAAAAGTCAGTTGGTTTATTTTAGTTCTGCCCAAAATAAAAGTAGGACTGTTGGACAAAAGTCTGACTTAGTTATGGCGAGTTGGTTTCCAATGAAAACAATTCGTAGACTACAGAAGGAAAGACTTGCTACAATGGGACTTGAATATGAGCCAAGTTTTGGTGGGTATGAGTTAAGTAGCATGGATTTAGATAATTGGAGATAAGTGAAAACAGCAGAAGAAGTTTATAACAGAGTATACGAATTAAGAAGTCAACACTCCGATGTTATAGCAGAAAAAGATAAAATCAGAGCCATTATGAATGGCGGTGCTGATGGTATAAAAGCATTACTAGGTAAACAAATGCGTGATATGGATTACAACCAGGTACCCGCACCTAACATGTTACATTCAGCAATGGAGAGATTTGCACAAAAACTAGGTAGAGCTCCGGACCTAAAAGTAGATATATTCAACGATAAAGACAGCGAAAGAGCTGCAAAGCGTGCAGAAAAACTAGAGAGAATAGTACACGCTTATGATGAATTACAAAAAGTAGAATTACAATTACCACAGGTTGGTAGATGGTTACCAGGATATGGCTTTGCTGTATGGGTATTAAAAGAAAAGAAGGATGCTAATGGACATCCATACCCTTATGCAGAAGTAAAAGACCCATATCTTTGTTACCCAGGATACTTTGGAGAAGGACAGCAACCAAAAGAACTAGCTGTTGTGCAAAGAGTTCCACATGTAACACTTGCAAAACTATACCCGGAACATAAAAATGTTATTTTAGATGATGTATCTTCTGAATATAACACTATGGCCTATATGTCTAGTTACGACAAGACATGGCAAAATGCTGCCGGTACAGGAAAAGTAGTAGCAGAATACTACGATGAAGATGGTACATACATTTTCTTACCTGAAAATAAAATAATATTAGATTTCATACCTAACCCATTAAAGTCAGGCCCAAGATTTGTTGTGGCTAAACGATTTTCTTTTGACCAAATGCAAGGTCAGTTTCATCATGTAATAGGTTTGATGGCGAATATGGCGAAGATAAATGTTCTATCTGTCATTGCAATGGAAGATGCTGTGTTTACAGAAACCAACATCATTGGCGAGATAGAAAGTGGACAATATAAGAAAGGCCGATTGTCAGTCAACTACTTGACACCTGGAAGCCAGGTATCTAAACCGACTAACAATCTACCCTATCAGTTGTTCCAACAGATAGATAGACTAGAAAGACATCTTCGTTTAGGTTCTGCTTATCCTGTATCCGATGATGGACAAAGCCCTAATGCTTTTGTTACTGGTAGAGGATTAGAAGAGTTAGGCCAATCGGCATCATTACATGTTAGAGAATATCAAACAGTACTTAAAGATGCTCTTGAACAGTTAGATGTTAAGAGACTTGAGTGGGATGAAACGATGTATCCTAACTTGCGTAAGCCTATTGCAGGATTTAGAAATGGTACTGCATTTAAAGAGACTTATGTGCCAAAGACAGACATAGCACAAATGTATAAAACAAGAAGAGTTTATGGTGTTATGGCCGGATTTGATGAACCACAAAAAATTATTACAGGTTTACAACTTAAACAACAAGGTATTATCGATACTCAAACATTACAAGAAAATATGGATGGGTTAGATGACATATCAAAAATACAAAACAGAATAAATTCTGAAAGAGCAGAGAATGTTTTGTTTGAAAGTCTTATGGCCCAAGCTGCACAAGGTAACCCTAAAGCAACAATGGCCGCAATAGAGATTAAGAAAAATCCTCAAAACATGAATAAAATACTAGAAAAGTTCTATACTCCTGAAGGAGAAGAGATGACACCTGAAGAGGAAGCTATAGTGGCCCCGCAACAAGCAGGACCACAAGGACCTCCTCCACAATTAGCTCAGGTATTAGCTCAGGCAGCAGCACAAGGAGGTGGACCAGGTGCCTAAAGAATTTGACCCGATGGCCGAAACAAATAAAACATTTGATGAGATTATTCATCAACACACATGGAGCCCTGACTTGTTTGAACAGGCTGATGAGTGGGATTTAGATGAATTTATAGATAATGACACTCCAATACTTATGGAGTACTTTATACCTGGACCAATTGATAATGTCTTTATAAGAATATCTTTAGCTGTTGCTAACCCGGAAGACAGAGCAAATATGTCTAGTTTTATATCTAGCTTACAAGAATTTTTACAAAACGAGGATGAAAAATATGGTTAGATTAAGTGCATCAGAACAAGCAGCTAAACAAAATACAGATTTAAAAGCAGACCCAGGTTATTCAGACTTGTATATTCCTAGAAAAGAAGGAGATAGTACAGGTTCTTCAACAATAAATAATAACCTTGCAGAAGGATTATCAGCTGAAGTATCAGGTGAAGCAGCTGCAGCAGCATCTGCATCTGTACAAGGACAGCAAGTAGCAAGACCTATAAAGCTAGGAGATAAAACTAAGTTTCCTGGAGTGTCAAATGTTAATGCTTTACAAACAGGAACCGGTGCTTTTCAAGCTAAACCAGGTATGGACTATGCATCTTTTATGGCAGGCCTATTTGGTGAATTTAATGACCCAATGATTTTAGAATACTTTGAGCAAGAGAATGCAGCACCACAAATTGTTAACCAACAAACACAATACAGGTATGCAAATAAATTAAAGGAAAGCGATGCGGTCTAATGGTATTAGCTTTTCTGCAAGAGACCTTGCTATTGCTCACGCAGAAGATACGCTAAATAGAGTTAACTCTTACAAAAAAGGCCAAAAACTAACTACTCCTGAATTACAACAAAGAATTAAGGACATGTCTATGGCCTACCCTACCCTACCGCAGAACATGGTTTTATATAGTGCGTTAGCAGGATTAAACCCTGAAGATGATTTAGCTTTACAACTTGCACAAAAAAATCAAGAAGTAATGGCTAAGAAATACGCACAAGAAGTAGTTACTAATGTTGGATGGGGTAAAAGAGGAGTACAGTTAGGTATGCTTGCATTAGATGCAGCATTTCAACCAATATCAAGAGGTTTTAAATCTGCAGTTGTTGCTGCCCAGGAAACTGGTAGGTCAGTACCTGCAACAGTAGCTGCTGCTACATTAGGTGGTTTAGCAGAAACATTTGTAAATCAAACTCCAGGACAAGAAGGTAGAACAACAGCAAACTTTTTAGGTTCTGTATTTAACCCTAGTGTTGGTGAGGCATTTATAAATGCAAGACAAAAGTATGGACCTACAGAATTTAACTTAGCTTTACAGCAACTTCGTAAAGGTAATCCTCTTAACTTAGGTACAGGATATCTACCACAATCTATTGACTTGACACAAACACAAGTTTATTTAGATGAGATTAGAAAAGGTTCTGATGAAAGAACTGCAATGGTAGCTGCTGCTGATACTTATGGTGCTCCGATTACTCAAGTGTTTGATAAAAGAGAAGACCAATATAAATATACAACTAAAAAAGGGGAGAAAATAAATATCTCTCCAGGAAGAGTTGTTGCTGCACAAATGTTAGAACCTGGTTCTACAGGTTACAGTGTTGTGTCAGGTGTTATTGATGGTGTGTTCAGAGTTGCAGCGGACCCAGTTAACTTAGCTTTGGCCTATGGTGCAGGTGTTAAAAATGCAATGAGAACTTTAACTAGTGCAAATACTAAAGCACTTAAAGCTACAGATAATGCTACAGAGTTATCAAAACAATTATTTAAAACATTTTTACCAGGTAAAACAGGTAAGAAAAATAGAGCAATATTTTATGGTAGAACAGTAGATGATATTAGAGCTACTGGATGGGGACAAGAATTTGGTAGAGCTATTGCACAGTTGAGTGGCAATGAGGGTATGTCTTTTCTTAACGATATACCTGAATTTAGAGATATACCTATGTCAGTTAAAAAAGTATTAATTGAAGTAGATGACCCTATTCATGTATGGGATGTACTAGATGTTGTAGCTAAAGGCGGTAATTTAACAGATACTCAATTCGACAATATGTTTGACATGATGAAACAATATGTAAATAAAAAAACACAGAATGAACTCGATAGAGTTAGAGACCTTACCAAGACAAATAAAAACTTTGGCCTAAATACTATACCTGCAAAGCCAACAGTTACTGGTGAGTTCTTTAACTATGTGGGGAAAATTATTACAGGTGAAGCTACTGATATAGCCCCACTTAGAAAATTTGGTGGTATGGTTCTTCGTTCAAATCCTGCTAAAGGATTACTTGGTGTAGGTGCTCAAATGAGAATGTCCTTACCTAGACACATGCAAAGAGCTTTATCTTTAAGGCCTCAAACTACTGCAGCTTTAAGTCAGTTAGATGAAACTGCTTTTAATGTAGATGCGAACATGAAGAATGCATTTATTGATGCATCTACAAGAGGTAGGTATACACAAGAAGTACTAGCTGTAAAAAATCAAAAAGAATTAGATGAAGTTATTTTTAGAGTTAATCAATCTATTGCTAGGTCTGTTGGTAACAAAAACAAAGAGCTATTAGTAGATGTAGAAAGTCTAATAAAACAACAACAAAACTTTAGCTTAGAACTAGAAGAGTTAAGAAGTTTTTTCAAAGGTTCTGCAGGTGGTTCGTTGTCTTTCAATGGAACTAAAGTAGCTAAAAAATATAAAACTAAAATAAAAGATTTACAAAAACATTTTGAAAGTTTAGGTATTGAATATGATGTAAAACAAGTAGAAGAGTTTGTATTTGAAGCTGTACCTAGTATGCATTTGCTTGCACAAGCAGGAGATACTTTTACATCAATCATTGACCCACAAGATGTTGTTCGTGCAACTAAAGCACATCAAACATTAATAGGACCTGAAGATAGCAGACTTAGAGCCTGGTTTGATAAACCTAAAAACTTATTAGATGACAGTGATTTTGGATGGACAGACTTTTTAAAAATACCTAGAAAAGCATTACAAGATAATGTATCTGCAAATAGATTAACTCTTAAACCAAAAGGACCTATAGATAGTAAGTTAGATGATTTACAAAACAAAATATTAAAACCGGCCTGGATGTTAAGGCTTGCACTTATGTTAAGAATATCTCCTGAAGAAGCTATGAGAGCTGCATTTGGAGGTAAGGTAAACTTTATTACGCATCCATTTCAAAGAATGGCCTTAAACTCTAACAAGCAGTTTGGTTTCTTTGGAGATAATGTTAGAGCAGATGAAGTCACACAACTTTACAACAACTTAGGTGAGATTGTTATGACTACAAGAATGGGACCTGATGATATTGAGTTCCTAAAAAATATGATTGATGTAGATGATATAAAACAATTTCAAGCTATTGACTTTACCAAATCACAAAAGTTACTAAAAGCAAATATGCTAGAGACAAACACACAAGGTATTGTTTCTGATTATATGGTAGATGCTGCTGTTAACAATTTTGATTTAAGAGATTTAAGATTTGCTGAACTTACAGAACAAGCATTTAAAAGTAAAACCAAAAAAATTAAAGCTACTTCTAAAGGTTCTATTATTGGATATGATGGCAACACTTACAACTCTATGGGAGAAGCCTTTATAAAAGCAGGTGGTTTTACTACTGACTTAGATGAGAGAAGATACTTT